GGCGGATCCTGGAAACCCAGTATCGGACTGTACCAGGTCAGGTTGCCATAGCGATGGTTTGGACCATCAGCCCACAGCATGCTGGCAGCTCGGCTGTTCTCGTGATACACCAATGGATGCGTCGATTCCAGCGTGAAAATCGGCCAGTTGATGGTGACTGGATTTGCTGGATTTGTCGGTGTAATCCTGAACCGCAGCTTGCCATACTGCCTGCCTTTCCCTAGCTGAAACCCGACGACGCGCTCTGGATCCGCCATGTAAGTCGCGGATACACCGTCTGCTCGCTGGTCTGTGCCAGTGTCACTGATTCCACTAATAATGGAGTAGCCGTTATCGATAGCCCAGGTCCCGCTGTACTTTAGCTGGATGCCTGTCGGCAAATCGTACGTCCCAGCTGCGTTTGCTATATAGTTGCTGGCATTGTCTGCTCCGATGAATGCGACATCCATGTTCTTGACGTTCGACACATTCCAGCCGACCTGGACTCGCGACGCTTTTGTCAGCAGCATGAACGGATCCGCTGTCCACTGCGCCAGGTCGACCTCAATCCATGTGTCCGACCCGCTGAATGCCGACACCGTGATATTCGATGCGCCCAGCGAAATGCTGCAGTTATTCGTAGCCCAGACACCTGGTCTGCTCGTCGAGAGTGTGATGCTGCTCGGCTGCGACATGGTCAGCAGCTTGAATCTGCTGATGCCTATCCATCTGAATCCACCGAAAAACGCATCCAGAAATGGCTGATTCCCATTATCGATTTCTAGCGGCGATGAAATCTGGCTGTTCCTGGTACGCGGATTGCTCGGCAGCGCGGCATTGTATAGCCATTGTTCTTTTATCGGTCCCCAGTAATCCTCCCATGGCTGACTCGCGCCGTTGACGTCCCAGTCGTCGCGATGGTATGCCAGACCCCAGTGTGGATTTACCCAGGACCCCGTGTAGCGCATCAGCATGTCGGCATGTCCTTGATAGCCAGCTAGAGTGTCGACGTAGGATGGAAACGTGATGGCGATCGACTCAGCTTGATTTGTGTTCGGATCAGTATATGGCACGATAGTACATGTGACATACGCTACATATTCTGGTGGTGGTGGTGGGCATTCAACACCAGGCGGCACATCACATTCACAAATTGTTGCACCTTCATAAAACCATGTTTTATTGTATGATTTGCCCTTGCTCCAGTTCGCCTGCGTATATATAGTGTTTGGAAATGCGTCCTCGACATTGCTCGTCGCGTTCGTCACGACCTCAAGAAAATCAGGTCCCAGGTCGTTGTAAACAGTCGTCGCGCCGCCTGTATTCACGCTGACAGCGCCATTTGTACAGGTCCTGGTCGCTGACCCTCGTACCTCTGGGAAATCGAACCTGCGCCACAGTGCCTTATAGTCGCTGTTAAATCTGACAATTGCTCGCTCCAGATTTGGAATCGCTCTAGCTGCTCCGCCGTGCGACTCGCTCCAGCTCTCCGTATAGTACGCATCTACATAACCATTTACCAGCGGACCTTCTGGATCACAAGGATCGACACACTGGGGATTTTCAATCTCATCATATACAATGACCTCATTTCCATCTGGATCTATACATGTCACGACTTTGCGCTGCTGTAGATTTCGACGGCCGTCATACGTTCGCTCGGTTTTCTGATATGACCGTGTAGAAATGATGATGCTGTTCGTATCAGCGACCTGGACCTCGCTGCCGAATGAGAGATTATAGGGGCAGCTGCCGCTTGTCGGGATGCTCGCTGTCCACACTGCGCACGGCAGGACTGTCCATGCGTTCGTCTCGTCCTGAAATCGCCAGCCAGCCGTGATGGTCTGGTTTGCCTCCGCCTCTACCACATACTCCATATCCGCTGGATTGCACGGATCGTATACGCTCGGTGTGTAAACCTTGGCTGCGCTGCAGCTGCCTGTGGCATATAATGGTGTGCCTATGTAATCGATGTAGTTCGGTCCTGTGCCGTTCGATGTGACATCCACACCTGTGAGTGTGGTCTGCAGTGTGCCATTGACAAAAACCATCAGGCTGTTCCAGACAGTTCTGAATAGGCTGCCTGTGAGCTTGCAGTAGATTTTCACACCCGTCGCTCTGACCGTGATGCTCACCGTAGACAGGTACGCAGCTGCTCCGACGATGTACCCGCCAAATGGCGCGCCAGGACCATCATATTTCGCCTGCCATGCGACCGTGCCTGCACCGTCGTCGCTCGATGAAACCTCCAGGTATATACCCGTGTTGACGTTTATAGCGTTCGGCACATACTGCGTAGATGCGTTTGCCGTGTGCGATTTTGCCAGTGTCCCTGAACCGCTGCCTGTGGCTGTCGCTGTCGACTCCAGCTTCCACTCGATGGCTGCCGTTTCAAATATCAGGCCGTTATTTGGCATCCTGACACCCGCATGGTTTATGACCTGTAGTCTGTTCTGGCGCGACTCGATCAGCCGCAGCTCGCCAGTTATTTGTAAACTGAATCAGTGACATGAGAAAATCCTCTGTGCGACATTCGCAGCCCTGAATGACCAGCGGAATGCTCGTCTGGTCGCCCTCTCCACCGATGTTCACGACGATGTCCCTCATAGAATGTTCCGCGACGCAATCTGCAGCCGCGTCATGCTGCCATCCATGAACCCTCGACGTGCCAGTGCAGTGCGCAGACCGTTCACTGTGCCGAATGCGACGATGTTGTCAAAGTTCGCTGCGTTGCTGTAGCCGACGATGTTCGACAGGACGTAGGTACACGGCCTCCACATGAAATCGTCGCTGCTCGATGCGTCAGGATCCTTTTCAACTCCACCTTGAATCGATGTCACCAGGAAATCGATGCCGTTTAGCGTCACCTTGTCTGACACCCAGACTGGAAATCCTGTCACGTCAGAAATCACTGGCAGCTCGACCTCGATTTCGTTTATCTGCCTGGCAGGACTGCATCTGTCATATAGCAGACCAGCTGCCGAATCGACCAGGTCCTGCGATGCCAAACCCTTGTTGATTAAACCCAGACGTGATGTGCCGCCAATCCAATTCGTCGGACGTGCTGATGGCGCGACCGTTGGATCAATGCTCGCTGTGTCACGCTTGACTGCCTGAACCGTCTGCTGCAGCCGCGGATCAAATCCAGTGACGATAATTTCATTCGCCTCTGGGTTTATATAGTGATACCGCTGCTGCCGATAGACGTACCTCCAGGCTTCCGACGATGATTTGCCAGCCGCGATGGCATTCGCGATGGTGTCATAGAATGTGAATTTGCTCGCCGCGGCATTCATGGTCGCTGGCGACTTGGTCGTGAATTTCGGTGTCGTGGCATGTGGGTATTCCCCGTACCACCAGCCGCCTAGATAGTCTTGCATCATGCGCGACAGAAATGACCATGCGTTTTCCCCGATGTCTGCAATCTCGCTGAAATCTCCACACTGCGCTGGTGCTATGTCGCCAGCTCTGACTGTGGCTGTTTCCAGTGCCAGGTCCGCGCTGCTGCCGCCGACCAGCTCGACTAGCCGTTTAATGACGCAGTCGCTGCTCGCGTGGCTTATCAGCATGCCATCGAAAACCATGCGCTCGCGAAACATGTACGTTTTCAGCAGCTGCGTAATGTGCGAATTTGATGTCAGTGTCGCACGACCTAGCGATGGTGTCGTGCCTTCAATCCACTCAATCGGCTCCGTGATGCCATTGTGGAAAACTGTCGTGCCTAGCGTGGATTTCGTCGGCTTATTGGCATGGCTTTCCAGACCATAAAGACCAATGCCCAGCGGATCAAACAGGTCCCACCTTAATGTCGCGCCGCCTGTCTCTGGCACGCTGAAACTCATGCCCTGCCAGTACGTTGACAGGTTCGCCGACTCACTGCCGTCAGTATTCGCAGACAGTGCCTTGTATCCGCCTGAAATGCCGTAGACCACTGGAGTCGATAAACCGTTTCCAGTCATGGCTGCTCTGACCCTGACTTGCGTTTTGACACCGTCTGGCACAAATGTGGTCGTGCCGTCTGTCTCGGTTATGCTCGCGACCACTGCGTCTGAGTTCCCTGTGCGATAGCTTTGGTCGCCGTATATCATGGCTGTCCCTGAACCCCAGCTGGCATTCGTATACGTTTCCAGTACAGCTGCTACTGCTGGTGCTTCCGCCAAATCGTACAGCTGGCTGCTGGCATAGCCTGACGTCGCAAATTTCAGCGGCGCAGCTTGAAACTTGACCGTGCCGTTCATACGGATCCAAAACTGTGTCGCTGGTGTAATCGTTGGATTTGTGTCGCTGTCGAGAATGTCTGGGAAAATAGCACGCACACCGTTTCCAGCTGTAGACAGGACCAGCAGCTCGCGACGTCGGCATGGAATCAGGACCAGCTCGATCAGCGTGTTCTGGATGGTCGCGCCGCCCTTCGCACCAGACACCTGACCCTCGACTACTTTGACACCGTTCCGCCAGACCTCGACCAGACCGTCAGAATACAGTCTGCATGCTGTATTGCTGCTGACACTGCCGCCAGCATCCCAGCCAAACTCAGCCAGCGTATATCGACTCCCTTCCGAATAGCCGAAAAACGCGACGTAGAATCCAGTGTTTTTCGCGTAGGTCGCAGTCGTGATGACCGACGTTCCTTTTGCCGATGTCGGACCTTCTAGGAATTTGCTGCCGCCGACACCTGTGATGTCTGTGACTGACCAGGTCGCTCCTAGACCGAAATCCGCCAGACCTAGCTTGTCATACGGCGCAGTGTTCGATGTGTACCATGCTGGGTAGAACGGCCTCGGTCGCAGCATCAGTGTCGATGTCAGCGGATCAATGAACGTATCCGCGAAAAATTGACCAGTGTTGAAATCATCGCCAGCAGCAGAAAATCCTATCCTGTCCTGCGACTGTCGCCACTGCTCGACATCCACATCAAAATAAAACTGTGGTCGTGGCATCAGATTTCCCGCCTGCTCACGTTATAGCCGATGTTCCGTGCTGACGTCTGATTCACGTTTCGCTCAATCGCATAACCCAGCTCGACCAGCAGACCCTTGATTTCTCTGGTTCCGCTGCCGCGTCTGGTTTGCAGGTCCGTCATTTCCTGCCGACTCAATCCTCTGGATGCCAGACCACCTCCGCCCAGGACTCGATCGTTTATGTTCGCCAGCTTTTCTGTGTTGCTGGCAGTCGTTGCGCTGCTGTCGGAAATGTTTTTCAGCAGGTCCTTGACCGACTCGCCAGGACTTACCGCTGGTTCTGCTGCTGGCTTTTCTCCAGCCTTTGCCAGACCTTCTCCAGCTGCGGCCTCCGCCATTCGTTTTCGGCGCTGCTCCAAATCAAACCGTTTACCACCGATGAATCGCTCTGCTTCGCCGCCGCCGTATGCCTCAGCCAGGTTGTAATCCAAACCAATCGCGCCAGACAATCCTCCCAATAATGTAATAACCTGTCCGACTATTGGAATGGACTTGAGTAGTGCCATAAAATTATCCTTGAATAATGTAAACCCTTCAGACAATTTCTTGAAAAATACACCTAGTGCAACAACTGAACCCGACAGATTCAGCAGCGATTCCTCGGCATCCATGCTGACACCGCCTATGCTTTGAATCGACCCTATGAACGATTTGACAGCATCGCCGAAAACGTTCACCTTCGTCAGATTTTCCATCGCGCCAGACAGTGTTTCAAAAACTGTGACCACTGGACCGACCAGCGCCAGACCGATTTGTCGCATGACCCGATTGAATGCGTCACCCAGACTTGCCAATTTCGCCATCGGACCTGATGCCATTTCCTCTGACAGCTTGCCGAATTTCTCATTCACGACCAGCTCGACCGCAGTGAGTGCCTGCTCGACTGTGCCTTTGAATGACCCGCCCTTGTCGAATTCCAGACCCTTTTGTGTCAGCAGCTCACGACTGACGCCGCCTCTGGCCAGCGACTCAAATGCCTCACCGAATCGACCCGATTTCAGGTAGCCCAGCGCAGCCACAAATGAATTCAGCGACTCCGCATTTCCACCGAAAACTGTCCCCAACTTCTCTGCAATCGGCAGGAATCGCTCTGTGTTCAACCCGAATGCCTCCAGCAGTTTCGCCGACTCACCCAGTGTCGCCGTGTCAAAAACGGACGGAATCGCGAGTTTATCTATGAACCCTAGAATCTGCGCAGTGCGTTCGCCGCTGCCAGTGATAGCTGTGAGAGATCGCTGCAGCGTATCAAATTCGATAGCCGTCTGTACAGCAGCTTTTCCGCCCATGACCAATGGAATCGCCACAGCACCGATGGTGGCAGCCACAGCGCCGAATGCACCAGTCACTGCGCCTAGGCCCTCGCCTAGACCCTTGAGAATGCCGCCGCCGCCTGGCTTAGATTTGCCTTGTGCGTTGTCGACAGCCTTCGCGACTTTCTGCGACTCTTTGACGACAGCGTCTGCGCCTTTCTTATAGCCTTTGTCGTCCAGAATGAACTGCGCGACAACCTGTTCGACGACGACTGCTCCCATTATCCTACTAGTATAACTTGCCGTGGTGGTGCTGGATGGACTTCGTTCAGCGCGAGAATTTGCAGCACGCGGAATTGCTCATGTGCGTCCAAATCGTCATACCATTTTCGGTAGACATCCACTGCTATTCGACACTTTGCTGCGTAGTCTCCGTCTCGCTGCAGCTTTTTTTTTCCTCGACAAATACCGCGTAATCCCCAGTGCGATTTGCCGCCGCCTGGTCCAGCGCAGCGACCGTGCCAGCGAAAACTGGTGCAGCTTTTTTAGCGATGGTCAGCCATGCCAGCTCGTTCTGCATCTCCTCGTCTAGCGACAGCAGCGCGAGCATTTTCGCCTGCGCCAGAATCCCTGCGTTATCGGTCGCAACCTCTTTCCATGCTGGCAGCACAGCACCGTCTGCAATCTGTTTTGACATTTGCTTGGCAAATCTGAGCGCCTCCGCCTCTACCCGCAGCCGTTCCTCCATGTCGCATAAAATTTTGAATTTCAATTTGACCCCATCGATGATGGTGATTTCGACGACATCAGACACTGGCGCCGATTGGTCCAGGATCTTGTTCAGTAGGTCGCCGACCATTAAGCAGTCACGTCCTCAGCAGGTTTGTCTGCTGGTTTCTCGGCAGGTTTTTCGGCTGCTGCCTCGCCGCATTGATGGTCGCGAAATCCGCCGTCGATTTTGGTGTCTTTATCCTTTGCCATGTTAGTTTCCTATCCCTTAAAATCTTAGCTCTTGACCAGCTGCCCCAGACCCTTGAATGTATAAGACTCGGTCACGATGCCTGTCTCTGGCATGGTAAATGTCGCCGACTCAATGATGCTGCTGCCAGTGTAGGTTCCTAGCGTTGTGATGGTCGCGACGATGGCGCATGTGGTCGCACCTGTCATGATGCTGGTGAACAATGTCGAACCTGTGACAGTTGTCGGTGTGCCGCGCTGCTCGAATTCCACATTCACTAGAATGAGGCCGTCGCGCTCGATTCGATACTCTGCAGACGTCAGTGTGACTGGCAGGACCAGGACGACTCCACCGACCGAAATGGACAGTGTGGTCTGCACGCTCGACAGCGTCGCATTGTTGACCGTCTCCATCAGCGTGGTCGTGTCTGCATCCAAAATCTGCAGTGTGGCGCTGCCTGTAAACTTGGTCCCAGTAGCCTGATACGTCATGAATCCATCAGCTCTGCCTGAGCATTCCTGGTTCGCGTTGCTGACGTTGATGGTGACCGTTCGGACCTTAGCGATGATGTCGGCGACTAGGTTTGCGACAGTGAGTGTGAGTGTCGTTTGCCGCGTGCCTGTCACATCCCGCATCAGTTCTGCCGATGCCTCGAAACTGCGTTTCACAGGTACTGCCAATGAGTGCCGCGCAGCTCCGCCCTTGCCCTCCTCGACCTGCACAGATGTTTTAATGGTCGCGTTAGTGAACGTGTCCAGGACGCTCGACCCTGCGAGAGAAAATGCTGTCAAATCACCTGAATATCTCATAACTTGTTACCTGTGTTGAATTTCATTTTGACATGTGGATTTCATGGTTTCCGCACGTCGCGAATGAACTGGTCCCGATATGCTTTTCTGTATGCTTTAGATCGCTTGTTCAGCTCGCCTCGCTGACCTGGCGCCCAGACACCTCTGCCGTGCATTTTCTTTGTGCCTGCTGGCAGGACAGCAAATAGTGCGCCACCTGCTCGCTTTCCGTAGCCGTAGGTAATCAGATTCCTGCCGCCTTGTCGGTCCTTCCTGGCGAATGCGCTCTGCTTCAAATTGCCGCTGATAGTCCCAATGGGCAGGTATGGTGCGCGACCCTTGCTTTTGCCTTTCTTTGGTCCTCGTTTATACTTGCCTGGTCCGCGTGGTCTGGATGTCGGTGTCGATTCAGCAGCCGATTGCCCTCGACCATACGGATGCCCTAGCCTAGCTAACCATTTGACCCGTGCCTGACCCTGTGGTGTCGCACCAGACACCAGCTCGACGGCATCATCCTGCAGCTGCTTCCTGATTTCCTCAATGGCTTTTTCCTTGCCAATTTCGTATCGATTGAACTTTTCAATCAGCGCATTCGCATGCTCTAAATGTGTACGCCTTTTCACTGCCAGACCGTTGTATTGACTGTGAAAGTCATGGTCACACCGCAGGAATTGTCGGCATCATCCAATGGAATCGGCGACCAGTTCGGGACCATCGGCTGATAACCTATGCCACCGAATGCGGCGGCAGCTGCTGGCACACTCCCCGACGATTCAGAAAATGGTGTCAGTAAATCGATGAGCGCCTCGGCTTTTTCCGCCATCAGTTTCTGTGCGTCTGTGCTGCCGACTGGCAGTGCGAATTCACCAGCCACTGTCCATGTCCACTGCTGCTCGATGCTGCGCCCTGCAGCTGTTCTGTCGCACGATTCCAGCGTGATAACTGCACGCGGCAACTGTGGCAGGTTTTTGGCTGCACGTCCCGCCGATGTCGTCTCGACGTCCCATGCCGTTTTGATGTGCGCTGCTATCTGATTGAAAATGTCTGTGTAGTGCATGGCTTAGTGTTTATTTAGGACGGCATACACCGCGATGTGGTCGCTGCCGATGCCGTGTTCGTTTATCTGAACCTTCTCGATCGCGTACAAATCGCCAGTCCATTCGATGGTTCCGCCGACCTCAAATGTCGACCTGTTCAAATCATTCACGTCGACGAAAAATGAAAAACCGTTTGTGACGTCGCGACCGAAAATGTCATAGGCTGCGCCTGGCGACATCTGCTGCGCGTTCCCCTTGATGTAGATACCTGGAGTGTCGGGCGCGAAACCCTCGACGACATTGTTCGCACCGATGCGTGCGGATGTGCTGAAAACTCGAAATGAATGTGGCTTGTATGGCACGCTCACGACAGCCAATAACCTCGCGCGATTTCTGCTGCTCGTTTTCTGAGTGTCATGACCTGGGATTCCGACATGCTGATTTCGACCAAACCTGTTTTGACCTTGGTTGCGACACCGTTTGCACCAGCACCCTCCTCGATGGCTCTGGCGGATGCTAAGCAGTAGAGTGCATCGTTCACCTGGTCGTCGATTCCGTTCGCGTCTGTATAACCATAGGCTGCCGTGATTTCCAGTCTGAAATATGGTTTGGTCCTGAAAATCAACTGCGTATATGGCGCTGTGTAATCTGGTAGCAACCAATCGTCATACTGTGCCAATGTCGCACCAGCAACACCTGTGCTGACACCTGATTTCACCAGTGTCGGCGCGGCGGAAATAGGCACGGCCAGGTCGAGAACCCAGCCGCGTCTATCTGCCTGAATGTCCCGCGGATCAAAAACTTTCGTCGATGAAACCGCGAGAAATGGCTTAACTCCGACCAGCCCTTCCCACTCACCGATGGCGGAATTCAGCAGCCGCGTTTCGTCAGCTGCTGACAGTTCCTCTGTGACAAATCCCTTGTTGTAGAGATAGGTTCCCAGTTCGGTGGATGTGATGTAGGCCATTGTCAGTGTTAGATGGATGTTCGCGACACAACCACTGGCTGTGCTGCGTTTTGGTTTGCTGTGACCACTTGAGTCACAGGCACAGCTCGTGGTGCGCAGTAGGCTTTAATCCCGCTGATAACCGTGTTCGCAGTATTTCTGTCGATGGCGACTCGGACGTATCGGTTCACTACCTCTGCCACACAAATGGTGACAGTCTTGTTCGTGTCGGCATCTGTCCAAGCGTAGGTAGCACCAGTGATGGCTGTCCATCCAGTGCTGCCATCATCGCTGCGCTGCAGCTGGAATGTGCCTGTCCCAGTCGCAGTCACTGCGCCCAAATCGATGACGATGTTGACATCGAAATCGCCCAGCAAATCAAGCACCGATGAGTTGACATCGGTAGTGCCTGCAGCCAGGTTTTTGGTAGTCGCAGCTGTTGCGTCTGGAAACATGGTGACGATTTGATATTCGTTAAATGTTGCCATTAGGATTTCACCTTCAATCGTGAGAATGCTTCCTCCAGGACAGGCGCGCCGTCGCTGAATTTATGCATGACGTAGCCGTACTCGCCAGCCGACGCATACGGATCTTCGACCAGGACCTGAATTGCAAGATTCAAGAAGTCGTAGATGTGGTAGTACTGGAAGTCGCCGAAAACTACAGGGTAGTTGCCAGCAGTCAATGCTGTCGGCGCGGACTCGGACTCGTACAATGGACGACCCTTGAGAGTCATAGGAGTACCGACCGCAAGCACGTTTCCAATTCCAGCGGACTCGCTAAAAATGTACTGATTCGCGCTGTCCTTGAGTTTCATCACAGCTGTGACGAACTGTCGGCTTCCGACCCAGCTTGCTCGGTTTCGAACAGTCATTTTACAGTTCATCATGACACTCATGATGTCGTCTGCGGCGATGGTTCCTGAACCAGCGGTTTCAACGTCTCGTGCAGTGCTGATGCCGTCTGCCGATGCAGTGAAAATTCCTAGCCATTGACCAGTGCCGTTGCCCTGCATTGCAGCTGCTTCCTCTTTAAGTCGCACGCTGTAATCCAATTCCTCAGCTAGCCACTGCTCGACATCGATGACCGATTGCTCGATGAGCAGTCTGGAGTTTGATGTTTTGACAGTCACTCGGTGTGGCTTGAAATCTCGCTGGCCAGTAGTGACGCTGGTTGCGATGGCTGTTTCGGTTTCGCCCTGCCAGTAACTGGTCGCTCGGTTGGTTTGCCGTGGGACAGAAACGTTGCCTCTGATGGTTTGCACGCGGCTGATTTGTCGCATGAAAATCGGATCGTTGACAGGTTTGATGATTTCATTAAGAATCACCGTCGGGACCAAAAATCCGCCAGCAGTGTTTGGATTGACCTGTTGGTTTGCTCGGATGTTCGACACCTGGCTGCTGTCGCCTCGCAGGTACTGTCGCCAGCTGCGGACAGCTGCGTCCTCGACTTGTTGACTGTTGTTAGCGCCCATGACAGCTGGACCATTTGCTGGCGCCATCATAAATGACCGTGCGGACTCAAGCTCTGCTCTGAGTTCCAATTCCTTTTTCGCATCGAGCATGTCGTTTGCTGCTTGGTCAAATCGTGCTTCTACGTCAGCTGGCATCGCTGCCTTGCCTTCGTACTTTGCACGAGTTTCATCCAAGAAACTGACAGCATTCGCGAGTTGTTGATTTAGCTCGTTTACTGATTTCATTTGATGTTCCTCAATCTGGCAAATTTTTCCGCCTGTCGCTCCATGGCTGTCGGCGCGCTGGCAGCCTCAATCAGCTGGTCCAGTGCCTCGCGCAGCGCATACAGCTTCTCGATGGAAACTTTGCCCAATGTTTTGTTGTCGCTCGACCGCAGCTCGAAAACCTCGGTCGCTCTCTTAGTTGCTGCATCGACTGCATCACGAGCAAAATCGATTTCATCAGCCATGGACCTGCCAGCATGAGCAGCTCCAAAATCTTGTCGGACGGCTGTCGCCTCCGAATCAGGTACGGCAGGAAAATTGACCTGCGACACCTCGAAAATCTTTGCCAGTCTGACCAGCAGATAGCATTCACGTTGGCATTTGCGGATGTTCTCCACATCGAACTGGTTCAGGTCCATGCCCATGCTCGCCGCCATTTCAAGCAGCGCGTCGCCGTTCTGACATTCGACATAGTCGCCGATCGTAAACCCGATGGACAGACCGACCCTTTTCCCAGCAGCCAGACGTTCCATGGCGACCGTTCTCGCATCCTGTGCATCACCTGTCGTGTGGTAATCCACCTCGACCTCGACACCTGTGCCTGTGTCTACGGCCGACCGAATGTAGCCAATCGCCAAATCGTCCGCATCGTGTGCAGCCAGAAATGAACCGTTCGCGACGAAATCAGGCAGTGCTGCTGTGGCGGACCCTGGCGCGAAAACAGTGTTATAGCTGTCCAACTTGCCGTATGCAAGTGCTGTCCCTTTGAGGCCGCCTTTTGATTCGACCGCATCGTCCATGCGTAGGTCAAACTGTCTGTGCTGAATTTTTGCGATGTTCATTTGTCTGCTCTCGTTTTCTATGATGTAATTATAGGCAGATGTAAACCATGGAATCGCAGACCGTCCTCCCCATAGCAGCGCAGCCACATACGCTGGACTGTCCTCAGGCTCGTCTAGGAATCGTGCGTTCCGCGCCCACCACCGATAACCCTTCCTGATTTTGTTCTCTGTCTGGATTTCACCAGCTGCCATCGACCTGGCTTCCTTGATGGTCGCAGGTTCCAGACCATCGCCACCCAGACCTTCCTCAAATAGCTGCAGACCTCGCTTGCATGCGTTCTGTACGGATTTTGGCGGATAGAAAATATCTGGCATGTTAGACCTCAAGTGTGACTGGTTTTATCGTCTCGACCCTTTCTCCATTATGAATGAATGAGAGATGACACTTACAGTTTCCCAGACATGGAGTGTCACAGCTGCCTGGAGTCGTGAATAGATCGTCGCGGAAAAATGGCGACATGCCTGCCAGCTGCGGACACTCGACACAATGTTTTTCCACAGCTCCCAGATGCCATGTGATTTCCACATCCAGACCTAGGTTGTCCACAGCACCAGCTGCCGCCAGACCTCGGCTTTTGCTCATATATAGTCGCTGCCGCTGCAGTATCTTGTCATTGTCGAGCAGACCGTCCTCGTCGTCGTATCGACCATCGAGAATGTCGTCTAGGAAATTTTGCAGGTATTGACCATCGACGTCTGCGATTGCTCTGGCAGCCAAAATGTCCTGCTCTGCGAATTCAGTGAATAGTGCGTCTGATACTTGGTCCCTGCCGATCCAGTGTGCGTTTGCGTTGGCTTGCAGTATCGTTTCGTAAAACCTATCAGCCCAGGTCAGCTCATCGATGTCACCATCGACCAGCTGCGCCGTGCCGCGCTTCACCTGCCGCCAGTTGAAATTCAGCATGTCGGTGAACCATGCCTGATGGCTGCGATTTGCTGCCTGCTGGAATGCCGATGGTACTGCCCTGATCTCTACAGTTTTCGGTGTGAACGTCAGCACGCGAGTTGCCAGCTGGTCATAGTGTGACCCCAAATGGCTGACACAGTGCCGACTGTTTCTACACATCTTCCCGCAGCTGTATCTCCTCTAGCGCTCGCTGCTGCTGCAGTGAATACCTGGCAGCCCGTGTGACCATGCCTGGCGCAGCCAGTGCGTTCATGTCGAACCATGTGCGGCCATCGTCTAGGTTGTCGATGAACCCTAGTGCCTTCCTAAACTCGCCGCGTGTGGATGCGCCTGAGCGGAATGCTTTTTCTGCTCGATCGTATTTCGCCGTGATGTCCTCGTCGAGTTCTCGGTAGCAGCTGTTATTGAATGCCAGATACTGCTCGGTCGTCAGCTGCAGACCCTCCTCGAAAAATGCCTTGTCCATGGTCATAGCGATGACCGATAGTAGCGGCAAAATCGTGTCCTCGATGAATGCCTCTCTAGCCTCCGCCATGTTGTTGTACGTCTTGCTGTCAGACGGCAGACCTAGAATCATAGGATCTACTCCCAGCGCAGCCAGGATTTCCGTCATACCGTGGACCTTTTGCTCGATGGCTTTGATGTCTGTCGGCGACATGGCGACTCTGGTAATTTCGAATGCGCCAGGCAGGTCCATCGCCTGTCCTCGTCTGTCACGCGTAAATGACTGCCACCTGTCGCGCATGCTCTTTCGCTGCTCGGTGCTTGGCTCCAGTGCGTTGGAATCTTTGGGACTGAAAATCACACCAGGAATGCCCATGTTTGACATCAGCGTGGCGGCATAGTTCGCTGCCTCGTTATCTGTCACGACCTGGCGCAGACATGCCATGAGCGCAGACATGCCCAGTGCAGGATTGTTCGCATCGACCATGCCGTCGCGGAAATGGATAATTTCTGATGGCGCGACGTAAAACATCTGACCGCCGCCATACGGGAAAATCTGATACCTTGTAATCAGTTCATTCCCAGTGTTCGGTGTCCCATCGACATGCACGTCCGATTTTGGATAGACCTGAAACGGCATCAATGGTGCTAGACCAATCATTAACCCTGTCTTGTTTCGACGTTTCAACAGGTATGCATTCCCGTAAACTTTCAGACTGCAACTGATTGCCTTCAGCAGTGTCTGCTGGTCCAGCCCTGGCATCGGGTTGGTCCATGCGAAAATCCTGGCATCAGGTTTGAATGTGACCGCCCCGTCTGGCTGAATCGTTTTCAGCTCTAGTTTTGCCTGTGCGACTTTGGCTGCAATCTTGGCGATGGCGATGGCGACTGTGCTGTTGCTCTCCAGCTGTCCTGCCTCGCTGCGCCAGTCTCGATCGGATGCGCCATAGCGCAGATACCCGCCCAGCATCGCTGTCCCGCCGACGTAAGAATTCCCGACCGTCTCCAGATTTCTGTTCTGTGGTCGCGGCCGTGCTGCTCTTATTTCCAGACCGAATAGTTTCATTTGTTACCAATCCCAGACGTTTTTCGTTTTGAACAGCTCATTATATGCACCTGACCCAGCATCGACCTGGTCGTCGTTTTTGCCTGTGGGAAATTGTCTGAGTTCCTCAATGAACGTCGTATTCCATGGTCCGCGCACCAGTGCCACATTGCCTGCATTCACCTGTGCTGCCAGACCATCAGCCCTGAGTTCCTTCGACCCCGTTTCCCGAATGGCTTTTATATTGTATCCCCCGAATAACCTGATGAAATTTAGTGCGGCATCCTTGCCTGCCGACCCAGGATCCTCTGGCACGACTATCCTGACCTGCTCACCGTCTGCTCTGGCTGTCGACAGCATGCGTGCGTTTCTCTCGTCTGTACTTAGCTGAAATCGCTGCACATCCAGAATGTAGATGCGACCCTGGGCATCCTTTCCTAGCAGCACACCAGCTGTCCAGTCGCCCTTGCCACTGCTCGCTGCGACGTCCCATTTGCGCACCAGCTCGACCATCGGTGGCACGTCTGCTGCATCGATGTATACAAATCGGTCCACCTTGAAAATCGCGCCTTCTCTGACACTTGGATGTCCCTGGAACAATGCCTGAAAATTGTATTCGCCCATTTGCTGGCGCACGTTCTCCAGGAATTCCAGCGGCTTTACCTCTGGCCACAGTGCCTCGCCAGGCTGCCGACCTAGTGCATCGTTTTCCTCCGCGATTGCTGGCAGGTTTATGAATGTCCAGTTCTGGTCTGACTGTTGCTGCAGCCGTCCGATTAAGTCGTCGTGATGCCAGCGTGTGGCGATAACGAATGCTTTTGTGCGTGGATAGAATCGCTGGACCACACTGCCTGTCCACCAGTCCCAAATGTTGCTGCGCTCGATTTGTGACTCCGCCTGCGCTCGGTCCTTGATTGGATCGTCGCATATCAGCAGCGAAATCGGATTGATACCTGTCGGTGCGCTGCCGACTCCCCTGGCGACCAGACGTGCGCCATTTGTCAGTCGCCATTCAGACATGGCATTCGATGATGCATCCAGCACACCCAGCTCATCAGCCAGCTCGCGTGCTGGTCTGCTCAGGTTCCTGTCCGCGAAATCCTGTGAGTAGCCAGGAACCTGAGCAGACCAGCACGCGAGCTGGCTGATG